ACCGTAGGCAGCGGCAGCTGCGTCGACCCCTGGAATATGGCGTTCCATGAGAAGGTCTGAACGTTGGTAGACGTCAGCCTTAGCATTATCTTCTGTCCGTTTGTTGGCGTTCCGGTGGGGGCGTTGATGGTCAAGGTGCCGGCGGCCTGGGTGTTTGCCTGCGTCGCCATGTCGGTCGTGTCGGCGTCCATTGTGATGGACGTCGCGTCTGCGACGGCCACGACGCGGGAGCCGTAGTTTGGTCCCGTGGGCCCCGTGACGCTGGGTCCCGTGGGGCCGGTGTCGCCGGTGGGTCCCGTGGGGCCTGGAACTGTCGAAGGGTCTCCGGTGGGTCCCGTGGGCCCGACGATGCCGGACACGACGGCAAAGATGACGTTGTGGTCGTTGGGGAAGTTGGTCGTGCCGGTGCCGCCCGATGAGACCAGCGTCACGGGGTACTCCCAGTAGCTGGTCGATAGCCCCGGGTTCACGTTCACCGGCGGCCCGCTTATGAGCCAGGTCTGGTAGTTGGCGCTTACCGTCGCGTCCTGTATCGTAAACTTCTGGCCCTGCTGTAGCAGCGCCAAAAATATGTCAACGTCGACGTTGTCCTTGTCGATGTGGCTGACGTTTACCTGCGTCGCGTTTATTTGCGTCGCGTCGTTCCAAAGAAGGTACGTATGGCCAGGGTCCCCGCTTAGCGACGTGGTCTTTGTCTTGTACGGGAAGAACGTCGTGGAGTCCCCCTGTGGGCCGGTGGGTCCGGTGGGTCCGGGCACGGTGGATGGGTCCCCCGTGGGTCCGGTGGGTCCCGTAGGCCCAATGGGCCCGGGCGGTCCAAGGGGCCCCGATGGTCCCGTGGGGCCGGTGTCTCCGGTAGGTCCGGGCACGGTGGATGGGTCCCCCGTGGGTCCGGTGGGACCAGTTGGGCCCGTGGGCCCAAGCGGCCCGGTAGGCCCGAGTGGCCCGGTGGGTCCTGGACCGCCAACGGGTCCGGTGGGTCCCGCGGGGCCGACCGGCCCGGTTGGACCAACGGCGCCGCCAAGGGCGGCAATGTCTGACAGCTGCGTCTGCTTTGAGATGCCGTTCTGTACGATGACGGTGACCTCGGTACCAGACAGCGGGTTTGATACTGGCAGTTGGGTTATGGAACGATCGGCCATGGTTTAGTACTCTAGGTCACCAGACGTGCCCGCTGTCGTAGACTCGGGCGGTACCTGGTCGTTGAAGATGGAATCGCCTGCGGCGTTGGGCGCGCCCTGCGTGATGATGTGCTTATTATCAATCGCAATGTTCTGGTCGGGCCGTGGGTGGCGAAGCGCAATGTTTTCAGTCTGACGCGCCGGCAGGCGCCAAGGATCGTACTGATCCTTGTCGTCCATGCACACGCGCATGCCAGGGAAGTTTGGGTCTGGCATTAAATCGACGTACGGAAACTTCCTGTTGCAGCGATCACAGATCGCCACAGACAATACACTGTTACCTCGGGTGTCAAGGTATACCGGCATTTGTTAGCTTATTTGGTTAACTGTCGCAATTACTGAAGGAATTGCGGGATACGCAGGTGTCACGCTAGCAGGAAGCTGTTGAAGAGTGACTGTGGCAACCGCCGGCAACCAAACAATTTCAACGTACTGACCCGCTGTCATACTAATAAAAATATTCCAAGAGGCTACACCATAGCCGTTAGTAAAAGCGTTTTTACGGGCCGGAATTGTTACGTTAGTTGCAGATTTTGGTACGTCTACGCCGTTAACACGGAACCAAACGGTTACTATCTCTTGCGTATTTTCTATGTTTTCAAATTGCGCGCTAAACTGAACGTTATAATCTCCAGTTACGGGCACAGTTAATCGACTACCGCTTGCTAATGTAACCCCGCCAGTAATATCCGTGGATGTAAATGTCATCGCGGTTCCGGCGGTGATGCTGCCAGTTTGGTCTGCGTTACTACTAAACGCGCCGTGGTTAAAATAACTATCACGGACAAAGTCGTTGTATGCAGAAATTGTTGATTTTACATTAACGCCAGATTGTACTAACGGAACTAACTCCGCACCAGTTAAAGGCGTTGTTGCGTTCGGCATTGCCGATATTTTTGTGTCAGCCATGTTAGCCTACCTCTAATTGAATTTTGAAGTCATTTTGCTCGAGCACATAGCCCGAGTTTTCCATTAGTATAAAACTGTCAACAACTGGTGTTCCGTTGCTGTAAAGATCCACAACACCACCATTACCTACATTATCGCCGTATGTTGGCTCTGCAGGGTCATTACGAGCACCAACACCAAGAGCGAACCCGTCGCTAGTGTTTGCTTGATTTGCTACCCCGCTAAAACCAACGTATGGCATATTAAGCGATACCGGCTTGGATTACTGTAAGTGTGGCAGTACCTGCGCCAGATACAACCGCAACCTTAATTGCAGCCACCGGGAACGCATAGTTGCCGTCGGCGTCTGTTGATATGATGCCCTGAACTGTTGGGTGATCAAACCAAGTCGGACTTGCTGTGGTCCAAGGGTTGTCAAATGAATGTTGAACGGTATAAGTTACCGTGCCGGTTGCGACAACACCAAAGCCAACATTAAATGGGGTTGAATCCAAATTCATTGGGATGGTGGCGCTGGAACCAACTCCAGTTTGTGATACGACTTGCTGTCTCATAATTTCTCCTGAACGGTGAAAGAGGCGGGTTGCCCCGCCATCTTAAACGGTCGTTTGACGCATGGTCCGCTCCTAATTAAACGGGAGTCACGAGGCCGCTGGCGTCAGACGGGGCCCAGTCAGAGCCTGCGGTTGCACCGACGGCGGTGTAGATGATTCCGCTTGAGTAGTCAACGACCATCTTCCCGGTGTACTTGCCGGTGGTGTTGATTGCATTAGTGATGTCGGCAACGGCTGCCGCGGTCGATGTCGGGAGGGCAAACTGGCCACCGAGCGTGATCGTGCCGGTGGAGGTGATCGGGCCGCCGGTCAGCGTAAGTCCGTTGACGGTGCCCGCCGTGGCGACGGAGGTTACGGTGCCGGCGCCGTTGGTGGTCCAGGTCAGGGTGCCGGTTCCGTTGGTCGTGAGTACCTGCCCGTTTGATCCCGCCCCGTTGGGGAAGGTCAGGGTGGTATCGGCCGACAGCGCGGCAGGTGCCAGGATGGTGAGGGTCTTCTCAGAGGTTGCTGCGATGCTGATAAAGCCGTTTTGGGACGCGACTGGTCCCGAAAAAGTCGTGCGTGACATTGTTCTGTTCCTTGCTTAGTGGGTGCCCCAAGCAGTCTCTAAGCCGTCAGCCGGGAAGTGTCGGCTGTCTGTGAGGGGCTAAATCTTCCTATCTCTACTTATGCAGAATTGCCAATAAAAAAGCCCCGAAGATTTCTCTTCGGGGCTCTTACTGCTTGGCCTTGATTAGACGCCAGGCGTGCCGTAGATGTTACGTGCGTCGTGCCAGCCAGTGGCGTAACGCTCCGTAGCCTTGTAGCGCATGGAGTCGGTCTCAAAATCGCCTTCCATAGATTTCTCCATGGGGCGACGCATTACCAGCATCAGACCGTTCTCGGCGTCGGTCTGTACCCACCATGCCTTGGTAGAGCTCAGACGGGTCACCACGTGGGCGCCCTTCGGGAGCATACCAGTCGACTTGATCGGGTTCAGATCGTTGTCGGCCGTACCGGAGCGGAGGACAGACTTGAGGATAACCTCAGCCTGAAACTCGAGAGCCGGCGGAACAATCAGCTGCTCTGCCTTCAGACGGATACGCTTGCCATTGTTGTCAATAGCGCCGCGGATCTGGATGAGCATCTGCTCAACCGATGTCTGGGACAGGTTGGCGGGGGTTGCCAAGACGTTGCTGTAGGTCAAGCCGTTAGCGACGGGGTGTGCGTTGTTGTTCAACGTCACGCCGTCACCGCCGGTGTATCCACCGGTGAACGCGAAGTTCAGCAGGTTGGCGCACAGGGTCTCCTTGGTCTCAATCATCGACTGAGCCAGGTGCTTGGCGAAGGTGCTGCCGATGCGGATATGATCGCCGTCTTCCATCAGTACCTTGGTCAGGGCGTATGCCAGGCCATAGATCTGATAAATGAATCGGGTGATGTACAGCGTACCGCCTTGGTCATACGAAACCGGGGTTCCGTCTGGCATTGCGGGCGCTGCGTTCATACCGAACAGCATGACTTCTTCGTGATAATTGCGGGGGATACCCTGGATCTGGGTCACAAACCCTTTCCACTCATCATCACGTTGATCGTAAACACCGTCAAAGACTTCGTTGATAATCGGCTCGACTACCGCACGAAAGTCCGTACTACGCATTGGGGCTGCCATTGCTTAATCCTTTCTTTCGTTAATTAGACCGAAACCTTCGGATACACAAACGAGTTGTTTGCGATCTTTACTTGTAAAATCGTGTAGGCATCACCCCAGGCGTTTGTTTCGCCAGAGGGGTAAGCAGCCTCACGGCCCAGACCAACAACACGAACCTGGCCCTGGTTGCCACTGCCGACGGCGGTGTCATTCAGCGCGCAGGTCGAGAAGCCAGCGCCACCGTTGCCGATAGCCGTGCCACTCGCGGGCGTCATGCCCGATGCGGTCTCAAAGTTGTACTGCTGTCCGATGGAGGCGGTAGTGGCGGAGCCATTTACCTGTGCCTCATACACGACCTCAGGATCGGTAAAGACCCAAAAGACGATGTCCGAGGAGGCGTCAAGCGTAAGCTTGGATGCCCACTTGGCTACGGAGCGACGGCCTTGCGAGTCGGTAAACTCGACGCCGTCAAATACGCCATATACGGTGCCAGAGGCGGCGGCCGATGCGGCGATGGTCAGTTCACCCGACGCGGTCAGCGATACCGGCTGGTACTGGTAGAAAGCTTGTCCACCAGACAACGAGTAAGGCGCCGTGTATGTACTACCGGTGGTGTATGAGTTCGTGCCAACAAAAGGAGTTGCACGATCAAGACCACTTGGGTGGTACACGGGCTTCAGACCAAAGGGCTTTAATGTGGTTGCCATTTAATTTCCTTTGTTTGTTGAAGAATGTTATTCAAAGCGAACGTGCTTGTTCGCCTTGGCGGCCTCTTTCTCCATTTCCAAAATTCCACCCTCCAGGATTGAACGCCCGCCCTTGCCCTCTTGCGAGTTGCTACGGACGGAGGCCGTAATGTTCCGCTGGTGCTCGAGGGGGTCCTCAAGGTGCAGCATTCGCATTACTTCCTGGTAGATTTCTTCTGGTAACTTAAAGAGTACCATCTCGTTACAACTAACACAGCCTTCAAACTTGCCTGAACTCATCTTGCCAAGTGATTCAAAGCCTTTACCTAACTCGCTGGCTTTCACGGGCTCATAGCCTAGTGCTAAACGTTTGTCGATACTGTCGTACTGGTTTGTGGTGCTCAACCAGCACAAGTGAAACCCAGGGATTGAGTCCTTAGGTATCGTGGGCAGTGCGCTATTCTGCCACTTATCACGGAACGCATCTATACGTTCCCGGCGCTTGACATCTTCCTCGTTAGCGGTGCTCCGCTGTTTTACCTCTGCGACTCTCTCCTCTAAGCGGTCGTCTAAGTCGCGTTTAATTCTTGCGTTTGCCATGATTATGTCCTGTTCTGTTTATCGTACGCTACGTAGGCCTTGATCATTCGGTTGCGTGCCGCCAGGTCGTCCCAGGCCCCTGCATCCTTGATTGCCTTCACACGCTCCGGCGATAGCCTGATCGTGTTTGCCGGTGTCGATGACGGGTTTGCCGTCCTGGAAGATGCCGTTGGGTTGGCCCTCTTCACTGTACCACCAGTCTTTGCCGCGTAACGATGTGGCAAACGTGCCGACAGACGGTTGTCCAATTCGTCCCAATACTCCGGGTCCGACGGGTCCCAGCCCTCTGACGCCATTTCATTGTCTATGACCTTCGCAATCCGACTGTCTGTGTCGCGAGCCTGCGGGTCATACCATTTATTCTTGGAGAGCCAGCTCTCCGCATTTTCCTGCACCGCGCGAGATACCTCGTTTGGCACGTTTTGCTTGGGCCTGCGGATCTGCTCTACCTGCTGCTTCTTGTAGGCCTGCATCTGGCCAAGCCGTAGCTTTGCCTCCTGCAGCTGCTCGAGGTACTCAACTTGCTCCTCGGCGTTGCCAGCCTGCGACGCCTGCAGCAGCTTCATCTTGGCGTACTCTACGCGAGTCGCCTCGTCCTCAATCGCCTTGTCTACCTGAGCAAATTGGAACGATGCCGCGGCGGATTCTACAGCCGCGAGTCTCCTAGCCAGCTCTTCATTGCGTCTTTCAAGGGAGCTGATTTTATGCTTCGCGGAAATTTCTCGCTGCTTAGAGAGCTCTTTTTTAAGTTTGCGCTCTTCGCGGCGAGCTTCACGAATTTTTTCGCGGTCTTCGTCAGTTTCGCCATCTTCGTCCCCGGCGTCGCCGTCAGGACCCATCGCTGGTTCGGTATTACCGTCTCCACCATCAGCAGGACCGTCACCGTCAGCTCCTTCTTCGGCCGAAGCCTCATCTTTTTTCTGGTCTTCAAAGGGATCTTTCTCCTCGTCCACGGCGACCAGGACCGTGCCATCGTCTTGCTCCCGGATTGGGAGAAGTTTTTCTTCTTTCTCTGCCATTTTTCACTTTCTACAAAGTTTTAATCTACGAAGGCGCGCATGCGCTGGGCGTGCTCGAAGCTTCTGATGACGGATATAATTTCACGGGCCTGGATGGTGATAAACACCACCGGCGATCCGTCATCCCCGGGCTGGACAACAAAACGGTCTCCGCCGTACTTGATCGTCCTTACCAGGTCGCCCACCTTGCACCAGGGGCCCTCGGGCCACGGCTCCAGTGAGTCTGGGCTTTTATACGCAAGCTGCCCGATCTGTATGACCTTGGCAACGGTCTCGTTAAACCTGAGAGTTGCCCGGGTCTCGTCGACCAGGATAATGCCGCCCTTGCTCTTTGCCTTCTCCCGACGCAGCTGGACCAGTACACGGTCGCCTACTACGTCAATGCCCGGGTCGATCTGCGGAAAACACTCCTCTTCCGTTCGGAGGTCGGGCTCCTCCTTTTGCATTACATCAAATGCCATCCGGCACTCCTTTCTGTAGGCTATTCAGCCTGGTCGTTCTCTGTCAAAATCTCGTCTATGATGTTTAGGCACTTCTGCAGACCCTCACGCTCCCCCAGCAGCTTTTTGTAGTGCTCGAGGCTGGTGATGCCCTTGCCAGTGGTAAGGGATGAGTCTACTAGCCGTATCTCGTCGCCTACGCGACGCATTATTTCAGACGTAAAGTCTCGCATGTAACAACCTATGCAAGACTTTTTTAATTTACGCCCTACACCTTAAGTATTGCTTTAATACTTCGGCCCAAACTGGTCCTTGACGTTGCTGTAGGGGCCTACCTTGCCGGCGTTCTTCATCTTGGCCTGGGCCGCGCCCTTCTTCCAGTTGTTGTCGCGGTGTGAGCCGGACGGGCCCGGGTCGATGTCGGTGACGCCGTTGCCGCCGCCGTATCCCGGCTTGCCAGTCTCCTGGTAGGTCTGGCGAAAGCCTTTGAGTTGGTTGTCGCTTGCCATTAAACTGCTCCTTGTGGTGGTTGTGGTGGTTGCTGCGCGTCGATGGCCTGCTGCACCGCCTGCGCCTGCTGGTTAAACGCCGCCTGCTCGATGGCGATCCCGTGCTGCCGGATGTCCTCGTCGGCGGTGTTGATGGCCTCGATGGCCGACATGGCCTGCTCCTGCGCCAGCTGTGCCTGCAGCGCGTCCATCTGTGCGCCTGCCTGCATGGCCGCGACGCGCTCGCGCGATGCGTTGTTGATGTTTGCCGTGGCGATGTTGGTAGCGTTTTTCTGGCTGTCGATCTGGCTCTGTGTCTGGTACTTGGCGATGAGCTCCTGCACCTTCTGCTCCAGCTCGGCCACCTTGAGCTGGTAGTCTTGCTGGTGCTTGGCCATCTCCTGCTGCAGGCGTGCCTGCGACTCCTGCGACTTGCGCTGGGTCTCGGCCATCTGTGTCTTGAGCAGTGCCTGGGCCGTTGGGTCGTTGGCCGCCATCTGCTCCAGCTTGGCCTTTTGTGCCTCCTGGACCTTTTGAGCCAGCTGCTGGATCTGTGGCTGCGCGGACTGGAACGTGGCCTGTGCGTCCATCGAGACCATCTCGGCCGCGAGAGACAGCGCCTGCTGGTCCTCCAGCTTGAGAGGCTTCTCCTCGTGCAGCCCCAGCGTGTCCTGGCCCCCAGTTGCCTCCGCTACGTATGCACGCATCGACTGCAGGTAGTGCAGCGTCAGGTGCTGCTTGATGTGCTCAAGCGCGTGCGGTGCGAACGTGGGCCCAATGAGTGGGCTGCCACCGTAGTTGGGGTCCTGTGCATACGTCAGGTGAACCTTGATGTGCGCCAAGTGGTCCTGGTCCGGGTAGGCAGCCGCGGGGCGGCCCATGGACATTGCTACGTTCTCCAGGGCAGGATTTGCCTCCTTGATACCATCCGGATCTGGCAATATCTCACTAATTGCAGGAACTTTCAGCTGCTTCAGAACCCTCCGGTGCGCAGCCCGAAGGTCGTACAACTGAGGCGCGGCGTTTGCCATCTGCAGAACTGCCTGTGCCTGCGCAAGACGCTGCGTCTCAGAGAAAATGTTGGGGTCCGATACCGGACGGATGTCGTTGTTGGACGCAAAGTCACGGACCTCGATCTCGGTGCCAGACTCGTTGTCCATCTCCTCCAGGTACCAGTGGTTGATCATGGAGAGGATCGGTGCAGCCGTGCGTGGATGCTGGAGAATACCTTCGCGCCCTGCTCGATGAGTGCCTGGGTGGTGCCCACCGGTGTGTTAGCGTTTGCGTCGCCAATCTTCTCCTCGGCCGTCGTGACCACACCCTTTGCGGCATCGGTCAGCCAACCAAGGAGGTTGTACAATACGCTAGATGGGGGGTTAAACGGCAACGGCATAGCCAACTTGCGGACGTCGTCCACGCCGGGGGCACCTTCGATCTCTAGAACCTGCGTCGGTTCAATCCTGTCGCTCTGTCCGGAGATTCTTCCTCCCTTGAGCTTGAGCATGGTCTGGCTGTTGTTGATGTGAGCCGCATCCAAAAGCGCGCGAAGCGAGCCAGTGAGGGCAGCAGATAGACCACCAATAAGATGAGGTAGGCCGATAGCGTAAGCGCCACGCCACGGGATAAACTTGTACTCCACGATCCAATCCAGCTTCGTAAGCTTCTCATCGCCAGACTCCCAGTTACGGTACAGCGAGAGGACCTTGTCCGTGCTCTCATCAATCGTTAAGATGTATGGCGCCCGTGCGCCGTCTGTGTACGGGTCGTCCTTGAGGCGCAAGAAGCACGTGATCTCGTACACGCGCCGTACGCCGTCGATGTTCTTGGTCGGGATCTGCTTGCCCTCGATCTTGTCGTTGGCTTTTTCGGACTGTGTCTGCTTGTCCAGCTCGATCTCTGAGCTTACAATCTGGCCAATGTCGCGGTAGATGCCCTGGTCTACGCGCTGCAGGAAGGTGTCCTCCGTGATGTCCTGCTGCTCGGTTACTCGCGGAGAAGTATAGAAATTTGTCGTTGCGTAGGGGAGGAAGATGTTGTCGATGGGGATCCACTCGCAGCAGGGCCGTTTCTGTTCGCTGTCCCAGCGCCACTTAAAGTATTGCGACCCACCAAGAGGCAGCTGGGTGAGGGTCTGCTCCATCTCATCTCGGTACTCCTCGATTTGCTCGGTGAGCTGCCAGTTAAGGAAGTTTGCCTTTCTGTCTGCTGTTTCAACACGTTGACGGTCCGCCTCGCCCTTGATCTCAGATTTTACAATCCCCTCTGGCGGCAAAAGCTCGCGCGAGCTAGACGCCGCAAAGTCGACGCAAGCCTCTGCCATGACAGGGTGAACAACCTTGGAAGCTCCGTCAAAAGTTGCGCCACCTGGCGCGTCCTTTCCAAGTCCTGTCCTTCGTAGTCCTTCTTCATACTGCTTGTCTCTTTCTTTTCTCGCCTCGCGGTCGACCTCGATGTACTCTGAGTATTCCGTCGATAAATTAGACAGCACGCCCTCGTCTAAGCTCTCGGCCAGGTTCTCGTAAAACTCTGGGTTCTTGAGCGGGCCCTCTTTGGGTCTGTAGTTGATGACGACCGAGCCATCGTCTAGCTCGATGACCTCCTCCTCGGCCTCGCCAGGCTCAAGCCCGAGCACGTCCTCGTAGTGCTCGATCTCGTCCTCCTGCATCATCTTCTCCTCGAAGGTCTCGTTTGACTCGAGGTCTAGCGATGCAAGGTTTGCGCCCTGCTGGATTGGCATCTTGGGAAGCTGTGGTGGCATTATTTGTAATCTTCCATTACGGACATAGTTTCTGGTTCGCCTCGTATGGCGTTGGCAATACCCGCGCCCATGCTTACCAGGGACCCAGGGACCGCGGTGGGCGGGAACATCGCGGCCGCGTTGCCGGCGGCCTCAATGGCAGATATTACGGCGCCAGTTCTGTCGCCCTTGTTGTAGCGTCGCATTGCGTCCTCAATTGAGAGAGGCACCGCGGCACCGCCTGCAATCCCAAGGCCCGGCTTCATGTACTTGCGAGTCGACGCCATGCCGCTGCCAAGCGCAGACGTGCCGAGCAGTGCGGCCTCGTATGGGTTGCCCTCGGCAAGTTTTTGTCCGGCCATCTGTGCCGACATTGCCGCAAACGGCAAACTTGCGCCGCGAGCAATTTTTTCTAGTCGCGTCTCCGGCATAAACTTGCTGGGCGTCTTGCCGTAGGCAGTCATCATGGCCCGCATCTCGCTTGGGCTCATGGCCGGCACGGATCTTCCGTCTGCGTATGACCTGTCGGGGTTGATGCGAGTCGTGGGCATGGGCCGCATGCCGGGCTGCTCGCCGCGGCCGATGGCCAGCTCGTCCTGCAAATACTTGGGGTAGTCCGCGGGCGGCTTGTTGAGAAATGCCTCGGGTATCCCCTCCGACCTTGCCCGCTGCCTCCAGTCCTGCATCCCGCGAGATGATGGTGGCCTGTCTGTCACGATCGAGGCGCCCCTCTCGCCGTACTGGTGGCGCAGCGGGTTGTACTCGGCGATGATTACCTCAAGCTCCTCGTCGGTGGGGTAGCGGTTGTTCTTTTTAAAGAACGCGGCCTTTAGCATGTCAATCAGCGGTGTCTTGCCCGCGGCGAGTGCCTGGTTCTCCATCGCCGAGCTTGTGCGTGCCATGTAGTCCGCGCTTGGCGTGATTGACTCGGGCATGACCTCCTCGAGCTCGCCAGATACTTGCTTCTTCTCGATGTTGGCCTGTACGTTCGGGTCGTTGATGTCCTGCGGTTTTGGTTTGATGTAGGTGCCCTTGACGGTGCGGCCGGTCATTGCCTTTGATAGGAACGGGTCCGGGCCCTCTGGGTTGATAAGGCCTGGGTCGGTCGCGAGCTGGTGGCGTGCGCGTGCCTGCGTCACGGGGTCTGTCTTGATCTCGCTCTTTGCCGAGATGCTCCTGGCGTGCTCCTTAAGCGCGGCTACGTCCTCCGGGCTGGGAGGGCGCCCAAACTTTTTGGTGTACTTCTCGATGGCGCCGGTGATGAGCTTGTACATGTCTGCGCCAAACTCTCCCACGGCCTTGCCCTTGGAAAAGGATGGAATGCCCGCCATCTCGAACAGCATCTCTCGCGGTGACTTGATTGGGTTCATGTTTGTGTGGTTATCTCCCTAACCCAACTTATGCACAAAAAGCAAAGGAAAGTGCCTCACTGCGCGTATGGGTTGGCTCGGGTCTTTTTGTCGTCGGCGTAGGAGTAGTCCCGCGGCGGCAGGGGGTCTAGCTGTACCCACCCAGAGTCTCGCAGTACGCGCAGCGCCTGCGACAGGCTGTCGACGTAGTCGTCGTGGCCGCCAGATTCCGGGAAGGCACAGACCTGGCGCATAAATCTCTTGGTCCACTCGGCGTACTCCCCGTCCTTCTTGGCATCCTCCGGCACAAACACCTTGCCCTTGGCGATCAGGGGCGCCACGATGTTGACGCGCTGTACCTTGTCCGCGCGGCCTGGGTTGTAGGCCCGGACCGGGACGCCGGCCATCTGAAGCTCTTGTATCAGGGATATACCGGCCGATTTGTCCTCCATCAGTATCAGGTCGGCCTTCCTGCCCTTGGCAAACGTGTTGTCCGCCCCGTACACCACCTCCTTGAAGTCGTTGATTACTTTTTTGCGCAGCTCTGGGTAGGCCAGGTGACCGTCCCACGCGTCTAGCAGTATGAGCGACGTGCCCGCGTCCTGTTGCTCGAAGACGCCCCACACCGTGCAGGCCGTTGGGTCGTTGTGCGTCTTCTCGCTCGTGGCCGGGTCGTAGCTTGCGATGACATACTCCAGGGTAGGCGTCTCCTTCTTGGAGGGCCACATCCTGAACCACTTCCGTTTTACGATACCGGCATCTTCTGGGTCCAGGATCTCGCCGTAGATCTCCTGCTTGCCGAGGTCGGTGCCCTCGTACGTCTCGAGCTGCTTGAAAAACGTCGCCGAGAGGTTTTGTCGGTTGTCGTAGGAGCTGGCGTTTACGACGTACACGTCCCCGCCGACCTTGCCATCGTTGAGGTCTACGATGAGCTCTTTAGGTTTTGGGGTGGTGGTGATGATCTGCTGCACCCGCGCGATGTCTGGGTGCCTCAGTCGCAGCGTGAACTGTACCTGGTCGTATGCGTCGTCGATGTACTCAAACGCGCACAGCTCGTCGAACCAAGCCCCGTGGTACTGCTTGCCCCGGTAGCGCTCTGGCTCTGAGCCGGGTATGCCCTGTATGATCGAGCCGTTGGTTAGCGTGATCTCAAAGAGCGATTTGTTGTAGTCCTGTATCAGCGAAGACGGTATGATGTTCATCAGGCCCGAGTCACCCTCAAAGCACGTCGCGCGTATGTCGTTCGACGTCGGTGCCGTGACGAGCCACCTCGTGCCGGCGTATTTCCATGCCCGTATCCCAATCCAGTGGCTCGCGGTGTGCGTCTTGCCCGACCCTCGCCCTGCCAGCATCAGAAACGTGTCGTACTCGCCGTCCTCTGGCTCTCGTTGGTGCGCCAACGCCTCCAGCTCCCACCTGACCTGCCACAGCGCGGCCTCTAGCTGCGCCTTTGGCCAGTGCTTGTTGTTTTTTGCGAAGTTTGCGAGTACCGTTTCCTGTTTTTTGGTCAGCATATACCTAAAAATCCCTCTCCCGCGACAAACTCCCCGTCTGTGGCGATGTGTACGCACTGTTTTGGGACAATTTTTTCAACTTTTGTAACAAAACGTCTGCACTTAGCGACATTGTCATACATTTTCGTAAAGTAGAGCGAGAAAAAGGTGTTCTTTCCGTTCTGTAGCAGCCTCGTGACGTACCCAAGGCCCTCCAGGAGCTGCTGCTTGCGCCGTATTGAGCGCCAGTTGTCGTGTATCACCAGACCATCGCGTGAGCTTTCCGCTTTTTTGATGCTTTTTGCGTCAAATAGCCCGTCCAGCAGCGCCTGTCGGCTGTCTACGTCGCTCTCAAGGTATGATTGCGGTATCACGTCCGGCACCGGGGCCCCGGAGTGTATAAA